CATATTCAGTTGGCATTCGGTAATATCTCGATCTTCAATCAGGGTGAAGAAGATGGAGGTAAAGACATCGAAATCACTTCGAACCAAGGTGAAATTATAATCACTGCACAACAAAATGTCAGCATATATGCTAATGGAACTAAAGATAAACCTGCTAACGTAGGAATCTATGCAAATAATGGCAGCGTAGAGATTGTATCAAAATCAGGCGTAATTGATATAAAGGCTCCATTGATAGGTCAGAATGCATGAGAGCTATAGTTTATGTTCCAGAAGTACCGGCTTTAGAATGTAGCGCAAGCGGAAAGATATCTTTTCGTCAGCTAGAAGATTACTTCGTAGGCATCTCAAAGATTATTAGCCAGCTTAAACTACAAGCGAAGTTTATTCAAGACGAATGCGGCAAAGAACTGATTCAGGCTATTCGCGACATTGAAAAGCTGGTCGATGATATTACTGGCTTTTTGATGACAGACGTCTTTAAGAAGATCAAGTCAAAAGAACAGGAGATGAAGTACAAAGTTCGTGAGTTTATGAAAGAAATCGACGTATGGTTTCAGAAGAAGATCGTCGAAGCCTTACTCAAGATTATTAGTATTCTTGGTATTCCGAACGTATTGCAAACTCCAATTCCATTCATTACTGCTGTTACACTTATCGATGAAAACGGTAATCCTGTCCGTTATCAGCCTGTGATCAAAGACTTCTTTACAAAGGAAGGTAAAGTCAAGATCAAGGCTGCAATGGCAGAGGACATCGAATCGATTCGTAAGTTCTTTGGCGATGGCAAATATGACGGCACTTTAGGCATCAAGAGTCCTGAACACGAAGCAGAAGAATTCTGGCAGAAAGCTTTGCGCTGGATGAAAGAACTGCTGAGCGATTTCATTGCCGCATGCATCAATGCAATGATCAGATTACTGACTAAGATTCCTATTATCGGTCCTATCATTAAAAGACTCGGTGTATTCATTGATCCTACGAAGCCTATCAAAGAGCAATTAAAACTGCAGTACGAAGAATTTAAAAAGAAAATTAAGAAGGCCAAAGAAGATGTCTTATCTGGAAAGGCTTTCGAAGATCTTGGTGAGAAGCTATTAAATGAACTGATAGACTTTGTCTTGAATCTGCCGATCCCATTATTTGGCACACTCGGCAATCTAATTGGTTTTGATAAGGAACAACGCAAGAAGAAAGAAACGATTCATTCGAAAGAAGAATTGTGGCATCGAATTGAAGATGCATTCGAAGATGCCATGGAAAAGATCAAGAAGTTCTTTCAAACAGATTTACTGGCAAAGATACATGATATCATATTGAAAGCTCCAGGTTGGATCCTCAATCAGTTTCCAATCGTAAAGAAAATCGTAAAGGCGATCAAGCTGATCATCGATGTTTGTCGCGGTAAAGTATCAATATGTCAAGTTTTAAATATCATTTTGAAACCTATATTCGGCATTCCTGACGCAATCTTAAAATTGATTCCGAATTGCATCGAAGTAAAAAGAACGAAGTACGGGTTAGAACCAAATCCTGAAGCATCTCCACAGTGGGCGAAACCGGCATGACAGATCAGTATATGATTTCTGAGAATGGATATTTCTTTACGGATATCAATGCTCCGACGCCTGAGGTGGCTTCTTATGGGGATTTAAATCCTCCTGCTCCGCCGCCTTTTACTGTTCCAGAGCCAGGAGTCACAACACTTGATGATGGAAATGTTGTCGAATATGAAGACGACGAGATGTTAATGAACTACTTTGTGTATGATGGCAATGATAAGCTTGTTTCATATCTTGAAACAAACAAAGCTACTGGAATCATGATACAATATACCTTTACTCGAACAGCTGGTCCGCCGCTCGATGCCATTGGAAGCAACGAAGATTATCAAAACTTTGCTGTAACTGGGCAAGTGGAAGGTCTAAACGACGATGTGCCTAACGCTTCTATCGAAAACTATAGCGTTACAGAAACACGAATAGCGTCAATTGGACCAGGCGGCGAACTGATTCCAGCATAAATAAGATAAAAGCAGGGTAATATGGCAGACAGAATAGACGCACTCACTACAAGAAAAACTACGCAGCGAGAGCCTGTGTTCACTGACTTTTACAATGACTTTAACATACATCCTCAGAACAAGCGTCTTGCCCTTCATACTGACGAACAAGCAGTAAGAAGATCGATGAGAAACATCTTGTCGACCAATACCAAAGAACGGCTGTTTAATCCAGAATTTGGCGGCGGTCTTCGAAGATTCTTGTTCGAAGATATCTCTGTGATGACTGCAGATTTGATTAAAGATGCCGTAAAGGATTCTATTACTAAGTACGAACCACGTGCCAGAATCGTCGACGTCTTAGTAATATCAAACGAGTTTGCACATTCCTATGAAGTATCAGTCTATTATGAGATAATAAATAATGCAAACCCACAGACACTTCAGCTCACCCTTTATAGAGTAAGATAATGGCAAATTCTAGTATAGTCCTTACACAGTTAGACTTCGATTCCTACAAGGATTCGCTCAAGACATTTCTGAAATCTCAGGATAGATTTAAAGATTACGATTTTGACGGAAGTAACCTTTCTGTTCTTCTCGATGTGCTTTCGTATAACACATATCAGAACGCCTTTTATCTGAACATGATCAGCAACGAGATGTTCCTTGACTCTGCTAAGTTACGTGACAGCGTGATTTCACATGCCAAAGAATTAAACTATCTTCCTCGTTCTTTCAGATCCTCGTCGGCGGTAATTAAGCTTGTCATCACTTCTTCAGATTCTGCAAAAAGATCGATCGTTATTCCAAAGGGTACATCGTTTACTTCGCGTGTCGATGACTTCACTTATAACTTTAGTACTACTGAAAACTATGTCATTACGAACAGAACTCCGTCAGGATCAAACTTTGTATATGAGAGCGAAGCAATTCGAGTATACGAAGGCAACTATCTGAGTGATACCTATACTGTAAACTATGATAGACCACTTAACTATAAGATCAGCAATAAGAGAGTGGATCTTGAAAGTCTGCTTGTGACAGTCTTCGAAGATAACGGCACGACTGTTCAGACTTATAAGAGAGCGACGTCGCTCTTCGGCCATGACGGAAATTCAAAGGTCTTCTTCTTGCAACCAGGAATTGGTGATGCATATGAGGTTGTCTTCGGTGACGGAGTAGTTGGAAGAAAGCCAAAGAACAACTCGGTATGCATCATCGAGTATCGTACATGTAACGGCGAACTTCCAAACGGAGCTTTCAAGTTCATCAATACGGCAAGAATCGACAACGAGCCGAACGTTGTTATTGAAACTATTACTGCTGCTACCGACGGTGCTGTTGCAGAAGATCTCAACTCGATTAAGTATAATGCTCCTCGCGCATTTACTACACAAGAACGAGCAGTCACTTCAGAAGATTATGAGAACTTACTCAAAGCAAACTTCCCTGAAATTAATGCAGTCGTTGCATATGGCGGAGAAGATGCTAATCCTCCTCAATACGGCAGAATCTTCTTGTCTATCGATCTCGATGAGGTCGACGGTCTTCCAAAGATTAAAGAAGCCGAGTACAAGAGATTCTTAAGGTCAAGATCTTCTGTTGCGATCGAACCGCTCTTTGTTTCTCCTGATTACACTTATCTGTATGTCAATACAAATATTAAGTACAACATCAACCTGACAGGTTTGAATCCAGAAGATATTCGTACTAACGTTATCGATTCTATTCTGAACCACGCTTCTGTCAATCTCAATAACTTTGGTCGCACGCTGCGCTACTCGAGATTTATTCGAGATATCGACGCCGCAGAAACAAGCATTATTAGTAACGAAACTCAAGTTGAACTCGTCAAGTATCTGACTCCAGTGCTGAGTACGACAGTCACTTCTACTCCTACGTCAACTTCTGGTTCGCTTGTATCATTGGCAACTTCAGGCGTAGTGTCATCTGGCCAGAATGTAACGATTGACTTTAAAAATCCTTTAAGAAACGATGTTCCAGGTAAAGGTGCAGAGCACTTAATCGGTGACATTCATATCGTAAGTTCTTCGACATTTACCTATAATGGTTTGGCAAACTGCCGTCTTGAAGATAACGGTGATGGTATCATGCGTATCATCAATACTTCTGGAACACAGCACAGAACCATTCTTGATATTGGTACTGTTGACTATGATACTGGTATCATCAGAATAGACAACTTTAATATTACTAATTATACTGGCACTTCTTTGAAAGTGTACGCTAAGCCACGCAATCTTGACATCACTTCTTCCCAGAACGTGATACTAAATATTCTTGAAAATGACGTCGACGTCACA